TGTGTTTGCAGTAACTGCAGTCCACTGACCTTTAGAATAATCAAACAATCCTGGAGGATCTAATGCTGCTTCTCCACCTTCATAGAATAAATCGTAAAGGTTTTTAGAGTAACCACCTGTTGCATCAGTGTAACCGTCGTTAATGTTTGTTGGTCCATTAGGTGCTCCGATTGGTGCGTAGTGTTCTCCACCATTTGCATCACCACTGTCATAACCTTGGATTTTAGGTACGAAGTAGAACAATTTACCGATAGGTAGGTTCATTGCTTGTACAGAAACGATATCGTTAGCTAACAATTTAGAGAAAACTCTTCTTACGATAGGGAAAACAACTGTTTCGAATGCTCCGTTAGAACCTTCAGAAGTTGCTTCGTTAATCAAGAAAGAAGCTTGGTTTTCATATAACTGTGCTACGTTTTCTTTTAGGTGGCCTTTAAGACCTTCAAGGAATCCTAATTTATCCCATTTGTTAATAGTATCTTCTTTGATAACTTTAAGGTGTTTTAACCCGATGTTACCAACAAGACCTGATTCTAATAATGCTCCCATTTTTTTGGTTTTTTATTTTTTTTTAGTTTATTTTTATTTTATTTTTACCATTAAATCTTTCATTCTCAAGAACTGAGGATTCTCATAAGTTTTAGATTCAATCAAATTAACGGCCGATCCTGATACAGGAGTTTTAGTGACCGATTTTTCGAATGACTCATTAATAGAGTTTTCCTTAGTTTTTTCAGATGAGAATTCATCTTTTAATGATTTGTAAAGACTTTTAGATTCTTTAAGTGTTTCAACATTGTCGAATCGTCTAAGTATATTTATTTTTTCTTGTTTTGTTGTTGAATGTTCTGTAAACAGTCTAGTTGCGTAAGCCAAATTAGAGTTAAAGATTGCTACTTCATTTAATTTAGTTCTGAAAAGATTCAAAGCCTTTCTGTACTCTTCATTTTTAGACTTTAGTAATTCCACTTCAGTCTCACTAATGTGTTGAGGAGCTGCTTTTGGTTTTGGTAAACCTTTTCTTCCAAATTTTGTTCCCGCACCTAATGTACGTGAAGCTTCTGTAGTTTCTCTTCTCTTTTTAATTGGTCTGTATTCACCATCTAAATTTTCTCCATCTTTATAAGAGAATTTTTTAGCACTTCCTGTATTGATCATTTTTTTACCTTCTTTTTGTTTGGTAGTTTTATAATCCATAACTTGTCCGTACTTGAATTTAGGTGAACCCATTCCAACGCCTTTAGCTTTAAATTTTGATTCCATTACATGATCCAAATCTTCTTCATCTAATTCTTCATATTCTTCTTCATCAGACATACCGAAGTCATCCATTTCAATTTCATACAAAGTTTCATCAACATTAGTTTCGTACATTGGAGTTTCATACATTTCTTCATTATGTCTACGACTCATGCGTCTTGGTCTTTCTTCAAAATCCATTTCTTCTTCTTCTTCATCTTCCATATCATCAGACATACCGAAGTCATCCATTTCAATTTCATACAAAGTTTCGTCTAACATAATTTCATCTAATGTAAGATCTTCATCTTCATCTTCATCTTCATCTTGTTCATCAAGTTCATCTTGATATTGTTCAGAAAGTTGGATGAAATAATCGGCTCCTGTTTCACTATCCGATAATGTAATGTTATTACTAGCATCTCTCTTTACGATAACCCCATCTTCATCATCCATAGATTTGAAAACTTTAATTACATCTGACATATCTGCTCCAGTCATGTCAATTGCATCTTCATCTTCCATACCCATGTCAATGTCTTCAATGTCGTCATCTTCTATGTCATCAGTAGGTATAGGTTCTGCACCTAAATCTACATCCTCGACATCATCTACTTGACCTTCAGGTTCAACAACCTCTTCTTCGTCTTCAACGTCAATCTCTTCTTGTTCTCTAAGAGATTCTTTTACTAATGAGCTGATTTCATTCTTCATTGTAGAAGAAAGTATTCCTTTTGCATTTTCTTTAAGAGCTTCTTCCAAACTTCGAATTTGGAATAATGCGTCTTCAACAACTGATTTTTTGTTCATCTATAGTTTGTTTTACAATATAAATAGTAGGTAAATTAAAAAAATTCATTTTTTCTAATTATTAGGCAAAAAAAATGGGTACAACTAATGTCATACCCATTTTAAAAATTAATTAAAAATTAACTAATTACCTCATCAATTTTACTTTCAGTGATTGATGTAATTCTCCAATCCATAGTATAGTGTTCATACACTTTAGTTACTTTTGCCTCAACATCAGTTGGTGTATAACCCAATACTAATTTTTCTTCTCTTGTTTTTTTTACTTTTCCTGATTCAGTATCTAATAAATCAGATGTGATTTTAGCCACAAAATACTTTTCTCCTTGTTCCATAGTTTTTTTTATTTATCTAAATAATCGGTTAATCTTTTCATTAAGTCAAGCGATTTGTTACCACTTTCACCAACATGACGATCTACTGACATTTTTTTGTCTTCTTCTAAGTTCTCCTCATACTTCATTCTATCGTTCTTATCTTGAAATAGATAAGCTCCAGGTGTTGATGGTGAAGACACTAAGTCAAAACAAATAAGTTCAAAATCATCTTGTACTTCATTTTGTTCTCCCACCTTTTTAAGGGATCCTACACCACGAGAAGATATACCTAAAGTAACTCCTTGTCGTAAGTAGTTTGCTGCCAAATCTCCTTTAGTAGAAACAATCCCTCTTTCATGGAAACCAGGACTTGTTAATAATTTAAGTTTACCTAACAATACAGGTCCCTCCCACCATATATCTGTTATTAGGTGTGATACACGATCTAAATCAATTAAAGAAGACTCAGGGTGGTTTAATTCAGATAATGAGGTTCCTTTCTCAATCATCTTTCTATAATTTTCTGATTCTCTCTTTAATATCTTCTCAGGGTATACTCTACCATTTCTGTTAGGTGTGTTGTATTTTTGTAGAACGGCATAAAATTCAAATGGTTTTGAATGGTCCAAATGATTTGATGATTCTTTTAATATCTCGTAATTACGACCTTCTTTTGGGTTAATATATCCTGCATCGTATTCAATAAGAATTCCCTTACCTGTATCTCTAGGTCCTAAAATTTTATATTCACTCATAATAAGTTTTAGTTATAAATATTAGGCCGTTTCCGTTTTTACTTTAATTGGTTTAACATTACCTGTTTTTGTTAAATAAAATTTGAAATTAGGGTTGTTTATCAAAACATCTGAATAAATTTCTTTTACTAATAATTTAAGTGTTTTCTTTAATTTTAAGGATTTGAAATCTATTGGTTCATTTAAAAATAGATTAATTTCTAAATTCATAAATGATTTCTTTTTTAGGTGTAGACCGCTTGTTCTAAGATCTAAGTCCACTATAAATTTATCGTCAAACATTGTCTTATCTAATTTGTGATAGACCGTATGTTTAATTGATCTACTCATATTAAGGACAACTCTTGTCCAATTTTCGGAGTCTTTTTTTGGTTCAACCCAAGTTTGGATGTTTAGGTAGAGAGATTTAAACTCTTTTGAATCTACCGTCCCATAGACTATTTTAGATGTTCTAAAGCCATTGATTTTTTCGGTTTTGCCTTTTTTCATAAATTTTTTTCATACTGATATTGTTTATTTTAGATAATAATAACTAATTTTGTGGTATATATCAAATACATAAACTAATAACAAAAAAATATGCTGATTGTAAAAGTTAATAAAAATGGGGGGATTGAAAAAGCTCTAAAAGAATTAAAAAGTAAGGTTATTAAAACAAGACAAAACACCCATCTTAATAACAGAAAAGAACATACAAAAAAATCTGTCCTTAAGAGACAGATTTTAAATAAAGCGATTTACAGACAAAAACAAATACCTAACAATTAAATATTTTCATTTAATTGTTTTAATTTGAAATAATTTAATTTGTCGTAATTTTCTATTTGTAGTTTTTCTATTGTTTCGTTAATTTTTTGATTAGTTTCGGAATCTTCATTTTTAGATAATAAAGTTTCTAATTTTTCAATTACATCTTCTTTAAGAAATCCATATTTTTGATTAAGTTTTTGATCGGGAGTGTTTAATATAACATTAAGTTGTTTTTTCTCACTTTCGGTTAAACTATCAATATGTGATTTAATTGTATTGTTTGCCACCTCAACCATAGATTTTAATGGAACCTCAATTACTTCTTTTTCTTTTGATGGATATTTCTTAAGATTTTCAGAAATAGTTTTTTTACTTCTTAATTTTTCTTCTAGTGTAGATGCATTAGACGAAAATAAATTGTCAATGTCCTGATACCTATTTTCTGAAACAATATGACCTACCCACATATTCAGATCTTTAAGGTCGTTTTTTTCTACCTTAGAGATTGTATTCTCAAATAATATAATACTTTCGTTAATATATTCATTTATAAAAGATTCATTTAAACCTTTGTTTTTACTAAGTTCATCATATAAAAAATAAAGTGTACTTAGAGATTTGTTTTTTAATATAAGTTCTTCAAAAACAAACATATTTTTTTTTAGAGAATCTTTTCTATAAGATTCAACTAAACAATCTTCAATCCTTGATTTTAATATTCCAAATTTCATAATTTTTTTTTATTATAAATATCAATCATTTAGTAATTTGTTTAATTGATCTTCCATAGATCCCAAAGAATTTCTACCTTTTGATAAATCAATAAACGTATCCCCCAATATATTATCATTTTCTAATAGTATATTTAAGTTATCTTTTTTTGATTCACCTACAGGCATTTCAGCTGGAGCGTCAGGTGGTGGTGGCATTGCCCCTCCTCCCATATCAGGTGACGATCCAGGTGCAGGTGGTGCTCCTCCCGCATTTTCTGTTGTCCCTGTTGATGTGTGATAAAGTTTATCAACATTATCAAATAACCCCGTATGTGTGATTATAGTTGCGGTGTTATCTAACTCAGCAGATACCGCTCTTTCTAATCTTATTTGTTGTACTTCAAGTTTAATATCTTCATCAGAGAAACCAAAGATATGTTTCTTAGCCCAAGTAGCAGATGTTGGTTGGATTGATTTAGGAATCTCAGTAACCATATCTTTATACAATGTTACTTTTTCTTTCCATACGTCAATCATTAATAGATCGGCTTGTTTAGATGGATTTGTTAAACCTAAGGTAAAGTTGTGTAATTCATCCTCAAATCCTAATAAGAATAGGTGAATGATTGCAATTTTATTTAATTCGGCAATAATTGCCTTTTGTATTTTATTGATTGTTCTTGCAAATCTAATGTCCAATAAAGATAGATTTTTACCATCGCCAAGAACTTCTTCAAAACCTAAATACGCTTTTGGAATCCTAAGTGCGGTTAATAATTTCTTTTGAATATATTCTATATCTGCAATTTCCGATAAGTTTGTTGCTCCCGCCAATGTCTCAATAGGCATTGTTTGAGCCACATCACGAACAGGAACAAAATAATCTTGATCTACCGCCATTTGATTGAAACGTAGATCTACATTACCTGTTTTACTATCCACAACTTGTTCTCTTTTAAACTTGTTTGCTACACGTTGTACATACGCCTCAACATCTTTATCATCCATGTTTCCGACGAATACTTTAAATACACGTCTTTCAGGTGCTCTTGATGTTCTATAGATTAACATCGCATCTTCTGCTAAAACTAATTGTTTCCAAATACGACGAGCCTTTTCTAACATTGATGTACCATAAGGTAATTTTCTATCATCACCAAGTAATCTAAAGTGTGCAATTTCCCAAGTATTAAATTCCATGTCTTTTACTTTCCAATTGAATCTTAGACCTTTGTCATTTGGGTTTGGTGTTGCATTTACCGTTCTTGATTCCATACCCCTCTCTAATCTTTCAATTTCAATATTAGGTAATTGGATACATCCCGTAACACCTTTTTCGGTATCTAATTTAAGGTAAACAAAGTTGTCGCCATATTTACAAGTATTTCTAACCCACATAGGTAAGTTAGTATTAATATCTAAGTTGTTAACAAATAAATCAACCAAGATACTTTTAATTCTTTTTGATTCGGAGTAAATTTGTAATAAATAACCATCCTGATTAGGTGTGGTAGATTCTTCAGAGTAAATGTCTAATGCCGTAGAAATCTCAGGTGTAAATTCCATTGATTCATAATCATAGAATGACGCAATTCTATTTGGTTCATAATAAATTGCTTGAGTATATAAATTGTTTTCAATTTTTGCCCATTGATTATTTAAAAATACTGATTGTTGATATTGTAGTTTTTCTTTTTCGTACTCTTTCTTATCAGTAGTTTTAAGAAGGACTTGTTTGTCCAACTTATACGTTGGATAATCCATTCCTAATAACGAGTTAGGTCCGAAAGTCTTTGATAACCTCTGCCATATCGTTAAATTATTCACGTTGTTATTATTATTTTGCTCCATATTAAAAATCTAATAATTTTTTGTCAATACTAAACATTTCACTCATTTTACTTTTTATCAGTATTATTTGTGGTATTAGGTTGTTTACCATTACTTTTATCCCCCTTACTATTAAATGACGGATCATTTACTTTTACATTATAAATAGGTTGACCGGGAACCACAAGTCGTGATCCTCCAATTATATTCCCTGATTTTTTTCTTGTAGTAAGTCCCATGTCTATAAATATTATCTATTACCAAATAACCAATTATATTTAATATAATCATCTTTAGATGGACCTGCATCTCTTGACCATCTGTCATTTCTTACATTATTATTTGGAATAACTGGGTCAAAATGTGTTTGTTGTCTTGCCGTGTTATCATTAACTACCGTCCAAGATTCTAACATTATTTTTGTTCTCTCAACCACCTTTTCTAATTTATTAAAAGACGACTCCCCAACATATATTGCCATAGAAATACCCATGATAAGGTCATCATGTTGACCTCTTTGGTGGTCAGGTCTACCATTAAGGTAAATAAAGGTGTTCATTTCGTTATATAGTCTCACACTACGTATCTTAAACTTATGTCTCACATATTCTTCAAATGCCGCAATAATC